ACAATCGTCGCCTTCTTTTTCTTCAAGTCCTGCTCTCTTTCTTAAATTATTTAATTCAGCTTCTTGTACTGATTCAAGCTCAGGTGCACCCATTTCAAATGCGGCATTGTCTAACTCAGCCATATATGTTGGGATTTCTTCTGCTGGTATATCTTCTATGTCACCCTCTGCTCTTTCAAGTGCGTCTGAGAACTTAGGAGCATATTCATTCATTTGATCTAGTGCTTCATCGCCAATCTCATCTGTCATTTGATAAATCCTAAAATATGCTTGTTCTAAATCATAATGGGTAGGCGCTTTTTCTTCTATAGCATGTTTGCCTGTGCCGCCACAATGATCGCAGCCTTCGCCTTTACATGCTTCACATTCTTTGTATTCTGCTTCTTCAACTGCTTCGTGTTGCTCTACATCTCTGTTGTCTATAAGATCTTGTACAAGAAGTTGTACTAGTTCGTCACGGTCATCATCTGCATGTAAACCTTTGTGAGCACCTAGTTCATTAAGCTCTGAGTCAAACTCGTCTGAGCTCATACCTAAATGTTGTGCTAGACCATCTTCACCGTGGTCGTCATATGCGTCCATGGCAGCGTCAAACATAGTTGATTCACTGTCTGGTTCCATTGCTGGGTCAAAACTCTCTGTTAGAGGCTGCATGCCTGCAAGTTTTCTCATGTTATTTAGTTCTTCATTCATATCATTTTGCCCTGTAATTTTACCGTATATTAGTTCGAATATTTTTGGATCAAAGTTTCCAAATTGCTTAGTGTATACTTGTTCAGCACTTTCTTTATCTGGAGCATTTTTTAATGCATCTCTAAAAGCACTAGCACTTGCAACTTCATTGTCTACTGATATAGTAGGAGCAAGTGTTATGTATCCACGTTCAGCCATTGGCTTTGGATCAGTTCTATATGTATTTATCTTCTGATAGTACTTTGGTTTCGAATTATCTTTCACCATCATGTCAAGATCTGTATCAGGATTAACGTTACTAAACGGAAATCTATCCATATCCTTCTCACCTACGGCAAAAATAATAACAGTATTCTCTTCATCGAATGGGTAATCATCTTTGTGATAAGGACGTTTTGCCTGCAATACTTTGCTAGGATCAATACCGTGTGCTGTTGCTATTTGCTGTTTTTCTGCAAAAGTAAACGGTGATTTACCACTTTCTACCTTATCACTAGTTCCAATATATACATCAGCTTCTGGAAACTGACTCTGTAATTGGTTGTATACTTCTGCATGATGCGAAAGCATTGGCTGGAATCTTCCTGGATAAATGATTACTTGTTTCATGTTACTATTTATCTACTTTGTATATCTAACACCAACCATATGGTATCTAGATGTTTTGCCGTAGTTTATAGCACTGTGTAACTGTGATGTATTAACTTCGTATGCACTACCTAGCGGCATGTGATGATACTTTACAGTTGTTTCGAGCCCGTCTGCTGGCTTATCGCCGTAGTAACAAAAGTATGCATCAGGGTTTGTTGTTATTGGTATGTGTATTCGTTTATTGACCTTACTAGTATAAGCATCTGAGTGTACACTGTAGCACTGCCCTGCTGGAATATGTAGTAGACGCCATCTATAATACATGTTGTATTCTTTGATGAGTTCGCCCATGTATGTGCCTTCTAAATATTTGTTTAGTTGACTATACACACGTTCTGGCTTCGGTAATGCTAGTGCTGAACCTACAGAACAAGTCCAATCATCTTCGCCAGTTAAACTAGTAAGAGATACTTGCCTTAACTCCCAAAAGTCATAATGACTTAAAAACGCATCCATCTCAGTTTGGAGACGATCGGTTTGTATTGTAGTTGATAATATATCCATTATTTAAGTGATGTAATATGCGAATAGTGAGTATCTAATCCTAACAATAATTTACACTTCCATTGTCGTTGCTCGTATAGACTTAGTAATTCCCATTCTTCGCATTTATCCCATATTTTGTCTGCAGAATTATCCCAATCTAATTCCATTAGTTTATTACATATTTTATCTGCTGAATTATTAAAATCAGTATATGATATATAACAGTAGTCTAATGATAACAGTTCGAACATAGTATCACAACTACTTTTAGCATATAATAGAAAAGTTATACCCCATTTAGGTCGTAGTTGTAGTAATATTCTAGCTTGATGAATGTTACGGTTAGCATGTTCTTGTATTGCTTTATATGCATTACCTTTGTAGTTACACCGATACTGTGTATAACTATGACTTAGCTCGAACCTATCACTAAAGTGAGGCTCATTTGGGTGATCGCAATCCACGTACATAAGTGTATCTACTTCGGCACTAAATCCTGGATTAACAGTTCTATTATTTGCTTTATAAAATGCTGTCTCGGCAGCATTAAGTTTGAACCCATGCGGATCACAAAGGTCAAAATCTTCACGTTGTAAGCTCAAATAATCTTCAGGAGCATCATATAGATTTAACCTTGCAGGTCTTTTAAATTCATTAATTAGTAACATGTTTGTATTTATAGGGGGAGATTACTTATAAGCAATCATTCCGAGTATGTATAAACGTTCAGACAGGACGTTGCCATATACCATTTTTGAATACGACTACTTCGCCGTATTGGTCCAAGCTGCACTCACCTTCTACTGGATTTTGTGGCTCTTTAACTCTTACCACTTCCGGCACGACCAGTATCGGGCCTTGGTTTTTGGTCCTGGACTATCGCAATTATGTCTGGCTCTAAAACTCTTTCTTGCTTTAGGATTACTTTTCCTAATACGCATTGCTTTACCTTTAACACTGCTTCCGCCGTGTCCAAAGTTTACTTTTTTAGTATTACCTGTTTTAGGATCCTTGACGTATACCTTAAACTTCTTAGTATCGCCTTGCATAGGCTTGTTTAGTTTAACTGTACGTCCTTGATATTCTGCTTCTTCAAGTGATTCGCTGTCTAGCCAACCGTATGTTTCAAAAAACGCATTGTCACAATCAAAGGATTCTTCAATTTCTTCAGCACGTTTAATTGGTTTCGGGTTGTAAGGCTTACGTTTCTTAGGATCTCTCTTAGGCTCTTCGTGTCTAAGTTCGTATTCTAGTTCACGTTTTTTAAAGTCACTAACTTCGTTAATAATATCATGTATTTTCATAATTGTATTTATCTTCTAAATACAAATTTATGCGTCAGGTTGTTTGTCCTTCCACACAATTTGTATACCTCTACGAACTAATTCGTTTGAACATTTTTGTTTTATCTTTGGCTTTTGGCCATTATTAAGATAGTCAATCAATTCTTCTTTAGGTGTGTTCCTAATATAATAGTGTTCTGTTACTACTGTTTTAGTACCACGTTTTACTGTTGATGCACTTTGTTTAAATTTAGTTGGCATTATCCTTGCCCCCTACTTATAGACATACAACGTTTTTTACTTTTGTTCATAGTAGACGTAGCAATTTTTACTTTGCGTCCTCTACCACCAATACCAATTGATGTACACTTTCTACCTGTGCCGTTTATTAACGACTTATTATTTTTACGGTTTGCTGCTTTTGCCATTATCCTTCTTTGGTTGTAATTGTCCAAACGCCATATGCGATCATGCCGTATGCAATTAGGTTTATAGGTGCTAGTATCATTACAATACCGCCTGCTATCAGAACGCTACCGTCCCAACTTGTTCTTTCTTTTAATCTTGATTTAATCCAATTTTTCATTTTTTATTCCTCTTTTCTAGTTTTCTAACTCTGTGGACAACTTCTTCATATATCATTTCCAAAAAAGAAATCCTTGCTAGTATTCTTTGTGATGTAGGGAAAACCCTATGTAAATGAGATGTGTTTAATATCCCAGCCGTATATTTATACGATCCAAAATCCATAAACTCACATTCTGAACCATCGTCTGTTAATACTACATTAATGGCGCATTGTACAGGAAAGTTAGTTTGCTTTTCAACTTTATACTTGTCGGGTATTTCTGCTGTAGTAGTTTCAATAACTTTTCTCGGATCATACGCAATATCTAACAGAACATTATCTCTGTGCCATTCGTACTCTGCATTTGCATCTATATAAAAATACTGACAATATGCTGCACCAGTTTCTCCAAACCAATCTTGAAAGTTTACCCAATGCTGTTGTAGTACTGGCGTGTGGTCACTTACAAATTGGAAGTCTAATACCACATCGTCAACATCGTCTCTGCCGTTAGGCACAGGCACAACTAATCTATGTTCGTCTGAATCTCTAACTGCTTCTGCTTCTGCTCTTAATTTGCTAAGATCAGGCCAAAATTCGTGAGTTATGTGTTTAAACGGTTCTTCTGCCCAAACAGGTCCTCGATGAACTCTATTATTAAATCCCATTCTTTAATCCCCAAAATATGCCGTGAAAAGGCTATCGTATGTATTACTTATCATTAGTATTGGAGAGTTTTACTTTTTTTTGTTTTCTAGGGAGGCGAGTCTTGATTCGATGTCGTCTATTTTTGCAGTTACTTTAGGGTAGCGTTTACGCCATGCGTTCTCGTCTTGTTTAAACCAGGTTAAGTTATAACGTTGTACCAAGAAGTCTAATAATTCATCAAACTTACTATAACACCAAATGCCTGCATGTGTACCTTTAAAGTATGCTAGAAAAGCTGCACCTAATAATGCTCCTGCAATTGCAGTGTAAATCCATGTTCTATCTGAGAACAATGTTGTAAGTGTGTCCATGATATATTCCTTTAAGTTGTTACTTAGGAACGCAGTTGTTTACTTTCTTGCCTTTATTTTTGCCAGTGCCTGCTTTAGTTCCCTGCTTCTTGTAACCGTCCCAGCAATCCATGCTAGTAGGACTCTTTCCTTCTTCGATGCCTGCCTTCTTGGCTAAGTATGCTTTAACATCTTCTCTTGGCGAATCTTCAATGTATGCAAACTTTAAGTTAATCATTGTTCGTTGATCACCTGCTTCCATATAAAGATCTAAATTATCTAAATGATATTCTGCTACAGCATCGCCTTGTTGTGCGGCTAATTGCAGTTCTTTACCTAGTGGGCTATCTTTAGCAGATGGCATAGCATATCCTAATGCTGCTACTAGTGCTAACGCACCTACTGTTTTCATAACAGCGCCTTCTTCTATTTGTGTTATTATAACTTTCTTGCCATCGAACTTAACGTTCTTGCCTAATACTCGTAGCAAGTCTGCATATTCTTCTTCGGTATGTGTTTGTTTTTTCCATGTGGCTAAGAAAGTATCTAAAAATTGCGTTAATCCATGCTCGCCTTGTAGAACTAAAGGGCCTTCGTCCACTTGGATTTTAGGTCCCTTCTTCTTCATTTCTTTTTTCTTGTCCATGTGTGTTGCAGGTCTATTGAACTTTTCAATATTTTTTGCAACTGGATTACGAGCACCGTAAGTCTTTGGCTTCTGTGGCCTAGTTTCTACGATTGTAGATTTTGTGATATCGGAAATATTCATAGTCTATTAAGGCGCTGATTGATCTAAGTCAGGTCCGGTGTGCTTAATTCTGATTCTTGCACCACCGCTTGTAGCATTGCCTTGCGTGACATACGCATATATAGCTGTGTCAGCTGCATACTTATGACTAAAATGACCAATAGACTGTGTACCATCTGGTGACCAGCCTGAATCAAACAGTCTGCTAGGGTCACTAGTATCACCTATTGTGATGTTAGTAGCACTATCATAACCTGCCCAATTACCTGCAGTTTTTTCAATCATTGTACCTAATATTTTGGTATCTGCTTTTGCAGTAAATAGATACTGCGAACCACCGTCGTATGTAACAGTTTCGTTAACTGTCATTACTCGGAAGCCTGTTTCTGAATCTAACTGTGCTTTAGTAACAGCATGTTCTGCATCAGTACCTGCCGCCATGGTTAAGTTTTCAGCATTGCCGTCTTTGTCTTGTAGTGCTACGGAGTTAGCAGTACCTACTAGTTTAGGTCCCTGCTTTCCTAGTTCTACAGTTGACGCAACACCTTTAACATTGTATTGTTTCATACTATATCCTTTATGCTATGTTACCGAGGTCGCTATTGACATCAGCTGATGATTGAATGCCACCGTAATCTGTTACAGATAGAATGCCATTTGATACTATTACACTAACTGAACCAACACCAGCACTTGCATCGCCGGCTGTTACTGTTAATTCTAATGTATCAGCTGAATCGTATTCATATTGATATTGATTGTGGTATTGTCCAGCAGTTTTAATGTCTACACCGCCTGTTCCTAAGAATCTTGATTGGTTACCTGTGTCACCAATTTCTACAAAAGTTCCAGTGTTGTTAGTAGCTGTCCATGCTGTAGGAATATCAACTGTTACGCCGATGACCCTTGATCCTGATGATACAGTTGCTAAATTAACTGATGTAGTAGTATAGTCGAATTCTGTAGTAAAATGCTGTACTAAGTCACCACTTACACCATCAAGTTGTGCTTTAGTAATAGCATGCCCTGCTAGAGTAGCATCAGCAATGCTTACTTTTTGTAATGCATCTGTATTGTTAAAGAATGAAACTGCGTCTGATGTACCACTAATATATGAACCCTGTTTACCAAGTTCTACATTAGCGCCTACGCCTTTCAAATTGTATTTTTTTATGTCTGCCATGGCAAATTGATTCCTACGATAGAGTTGTTGTTATGTTCTATATATTTATCAAATTTTTAAAAAGAGCTAGTCAGAAATTGTCATATCATTACTAACGCATTTATAAGTAAGTATATGCAAATAATGTTCATAGATAACAAATACGCTATAGTAGACAGTACTACTGTTATAATGTCTGCAGACAGTGTAGAAGAGCTATACAGTAAAGCAATACATATACTGCAGGCGTTTGAGAACCCCGTAGACAATAATGTTCCTACTGCTGAACAATCACAGCAGGCAATAGACTTACTATCGGGTAAAATATAGGTTGACTTGAATACCTGTTAGTAGTATAATACACACATGTTGCAAACAATGGTATTTCGTAAATTGGGTCAATCCCTAAGTGTGCCGTTTGCAACTAGCATATAATAGGGGTTTTATTACTCGGGTAAGGGACAGGGTAGCGAACGATTTGCAGAGTTCACACTATAAAAGTACTAACAAACTACTGCTACCCATCCCTCCAATTTATGCTCCGTTCGTCTAGTGGACCAGGACACCGGGTTTTCATCTCGGCAACGGGAGTTCGATTCTCCCACGGAGTACCAATTGCTTGACATACCCAGCATGTTCGTTTATAATAATACTTTTACATTAGGTAGGTAATATATGACTGATCAATCAATACAACGTATCGGCTTTTGCTGTAAGTACATGGACCCTGACCAGACACAGAAGCCAAAAGTACTTAAAGAAATACAGCAAAATTTCACTGAAAGACAGACCACAGTTACGTGGCTTAACAGACAAGAAAAAGCTGTAGCAGAAGATCGTATGCTAGATATAGCAACACACAATATGCAAAGTGCATACAACCTCATTGACTATGTCAGTACCTTACCTGAAAATCGTAGAATGGTTAGACTGGGTAGCAATCAGTTACCAGCTGCTACACATGCAAACTGGAAACATGTATGGCAAGACTCTACTAACAAAAAACTGTTAGAAGAAGGCTTTGCTAAAGTTGGTCAGCTTGCTAGAGACAAAGATGTTCGTATCAGTTTCCATCCAGGTCAGTTCTGTGTACTTGCTAGTGACAGACCCGATGTAGTTGAACGCAGTATCGAAGAGTTTGAGTACCATGCAGACATGGCAAGGATGATGGGCTTTGGCAAACAGTTCCAAGACTTTAAGATTAACGTACACATCTCAGGTCGACAGGGTGCAGATGGCATTATCAAAGTTTTGCCTAGGCTATCACCAGAGGCACTAAATACTATTACTATCGAGAATGACGAGATGTGCCATGGCTTAGATGAAAGCCTCAAGTTGAAAGATCACTTAGCACTCGTACTAGATATTCACCATCACTGGATTAGGAATGAAGAATATATACAGCCGGAGGACGACAGAGTTAAAGAAGTTATCGACAGTTGGCGTGGAGTTCGCCCTGCTATGCATTATAGTTACAGTCGTGATGAGCATTTACCTGCTACTGACAATACCCACACTGATATGCATGATATTGTGGGACTGCTTGAACGCGGTCATAAGAAACAAAAGTTAAGAGCTCATTCAGATTATTTCCCTAATGAGAAAGCCAATACATGGGCATTGAGCTTTTGGTCACAGTTTGATATTCAGTGTGAAGCTAAGGCTAAGAACTTAGCTAGTGAACAACTGTACAACCAAGCAATGAATATAGTATAAAATAGCTAACGAGAATTTATAGAATGGACCGAAGAATAAGTAATATATTAGAAAAAGAAACAGCAAGGCAAGACAACACAATTGAATTAATTGCAAGTGAAAACTATGCCAGCGATGCAGTAATGGATCTAGCAGGCAGTGTGTTCACTAACAAGTATGCAGAAGGTTATCCAGGAGCACGTTACTATAACGGTTGCGACCATATGGACGAAATAGAAACCCTTGCAATCGAAGAAGTTAAGAAGTTATTTGGTTGTAACTTTGCTAATGTACAACCGCATTGTGGTGCTAATGCCAATACAGCAGTATACCAAGCATTCTTAAAGCCGGGCGATACAATACTTGGCATGGATTTAGCAAGTGGTGGACATTTAAGCCATGGCAGTAAGCCAAATATATCAGGCAAGGTTTACCAAGCATATCATTATGGTGTTGACGATGATGGTTACATCGATTATGTTGAAGTTCAAATGTTAGCCGAACGTCATAAGCCAAAGATGATTGTTGCTGGTGCTAGTGCATACCCACGTGAAATTGATTGGGGATGGTTTAGAGATATTGCTGATTCAGTAGGAGCATTGTTATTAGTTGACATGGCACACTACAGTGGACTAGTTGCAGGCAAGGCATATCTAAGTCCGCTACCTTATGCAGATGTAGTTACGTCAACTACACACAAGACATTACGAGGTCCGAGAGGCGGCATTATATTGTGGAATAACGAAGAATACTCTAAACGTATTAATAGTGCAATCTTTCCTGGAACACAAGGCGGACCACTGATGCATATCATTGCCGCTAAAGCTCAATGTTTTATTGAGGCAAACACTCCGTCTTTTAGTCAGTATGCAAAAGATGTTGTTATAAATGCTCAGGCATTTGCAAAGCAACTTACAGCAAATGGATTTAACTGCTTAACAAACGGCACAGATTCGCATATAATATTACTTGACTTAACTAACAGAGGTGTAAGTGGTAAGGATGCCGCGAACATGTTAGAGGCGAATGGTATTACTGTAAACAAAAACGGCATACCAAATGACCCTAGAAGTTTTACAGAAACAAGTGGCATTCGATTAGGTACTGCCGCTGAAACAACTAAAGGACATGACGCTAAATGGTTTGTAAACTTAGCAAACACAATAGCTAAAATAATATGAACATATTAGTGTTAAAGAATTATACACTTAGTGATCATACTAAATGGTATGATGATCGTTCCAATGAAATCGATTTAGAAAAAAGTTACACAGCAATGGAAGAACTGTGTGTTGCTAGTGCTAAACAATATATAAAAGATTTAGATGAAGTAAAAGTGTTTCGTGGTAACGCAGACAATATTAGAGATGTATTTAAAATAAACTTTTATGAGATCTACGAACTGTGGAAGGAAGGGCATAACATTCTCTATGCTGACTTAGATGTGTTGTTTGTAAAAGATGTAAACTACTTTGAGCAATTTGCTAAGTTTTCAATGTTCAATCTAAGTGACCCAGTATTTACAAGCGACGATCATTACAATGTACAGTTTAATCATTTCTTCAACTGCGGTATTAGATACTATCCAAAAGATATGGACCAAAGTGTTTGGGACCTAGGCATAGAGATGGTTGAGAATTGGAATCCTGATAGATGGGATAGCGAACAAATAATTTATAATGCTATGATGTTTTCGCAAGATATTAAATTAACAGACGTACTTAAACCTTGGTTAGCATATCAAATGCTCGCAGGTAACGCACAGTTAGATTATGAACATAATAAAATCAATTTAACTGATGCAAGATCAATTCATTTCCATGGAAGCCGAGATAGTTATGATAGACTACAGGCTATGCAACAGTTGCGAGGTTAGACCTTCCATCTGTTAGATGTGTTCTTGTGTTAGTAAAACATTCAGGGCCCTGTTGTTCTTACTAAAAATGTTGGCACAGTCATTGTGTTCTCCTGGAACTATATAGCGTATTCTAAGAGGGACGCATTATTTTATAACTTGCTAGACTCAATAGTTCTGTCCAACGCTTTTATTTAAGCAAATCTAAAAGAAAATGCAGTAAAGACGGTAATTTTGCCGCAAATAAGTGTTGACATTTGGTTAACATAGTATATAATATACTATACAAATAAAAAATGAGGAATATATGTTATTTGATAAACCATTAAAAAGTGGCGAAGTAGTTACAGAGGAATATATGTTATTTGATAAACCATTAAAAAGTGGCGAAGTAGTTACAACTAAGTTAGTATCAGGCGAAGAACTGATAGCACGTTTTGAGAAAAGCGAAGGCGACACCCTTACTTTAAGTAAAGTTGTAGTACTAGCACCAGGGCAACAAGGCATAGGCATGGTTCCATGGCTAATGAGTGCTGAACCTAAACAGGTTGATATTAACATGAGTACAGTATTAACATACGCTGTAACTCAGAAAGAAATTGCCGATAAGTATACAGAGATGACATCGAGCATTCAGCTCATCAAGTAGATCGACGCCCTAGGGCTAATGTAAATGGAGGACTTGAAGATGAATCATTGGATAACAGCCGCAGCAGCTGGCTTATGTGTTTGGGCATTTGTAGGAGCCATTAATTCGATTACAAGCCCTACCGATACACAAACACGATACACTATTGAGATACCTGCGTTACAAGTTGACCCAGAGCAAGCAATATTAGAAATTGATGTCGATGAGATGCATTGCCTTGCTAAGAATATTTACTTCGAAGCAAGAGGCGAATCTTTAACAGGTATGATTGCTGTTGCTAATGTTACTATGAATAGAGTTGACAGCTCACACTATCCAAATACTATATGTGGTGTAGTGTATCAAGCAAGACATTCTACATGGTGGTTAAAGCACCACAACAGATTAGTGCCTATTAAAAACCAATGTCAATTTAGTTGGTACTGCGATGGTAAGGCTGATACATTGTTCTTAACTGATACTAAGGGTAGAGTTATTAAAGCCAACATGCAGTCATGGCTGGACAGTATTAAAATTGCCGAAGATTCTATTAGAGGCGATGTAAAGAAAATTATACCAACTAATGCATTGTGGTACCATGCTGATTTTGTCGACCCTTACTGGAGTACTAGTTACGTTCCTGTAAAGAAAATAGGGCGTCATATATTCTACG